ATGCAACCGTTTGTTTTATATAACTCTGAGCAACGAAAAAAAGTTGAATTTGTACCTCGCAAAGAAGGTCACATCGATATGTACGTCTGCGGTATGACCGTTTACGACTACTGTCATATCGGGCATGCTCGAGTTATGGTTGCATTTGACTACATTATTCGTTTCTTGCGTAGTCAGGGCTGGAATGTTCGCTACATTCGCAACATTACCGACATTGACGACAAAATCATCAAACGTGCGAATGAGAATGGTGAAACAATCCAACAACTCATTACTCGTTTCATCGATGCAATGAATGAAGATGCAGCGAATCTAGGCTGTTTAGCTCCTGATGAAGCACCTAAAGCAACTGAATATATCGACCAGATGCAAAATATGATTGGCAATCTGGTGAATAAAGGCGCTGCGTACCCTGCTTCAAACGGCGATGTTTATTTTGAAGTCACCAAATTTGAAAAATATGGTCGCCTCTCTGGCCGTAAGCTTGATGATATGCAAGCAGGCGCAAGTGAGCGTGTTGATGTAGAAGTTGAAAAGAAACATCCTTTTGACTTTGTACTTTGGAAACATGCAAAAGAAAATGAACCATCTTGGGCATCACCTTGGGGTAATGGCCGTCCGGGTTGGCACATTGAATGTTCTGCAATGTCGACTTGCTGCTTAGGCAATCACTTTGATATTCATGGTGGTGGTTCAGATTTAATGTTCCCGCACCATGAAAATGAAATTGCGCAAAGTGAAGCTTCGACTGGTGAGCAATATGTAAACTATTGGATGCATGTTGGCTTCATTAACGTTGATGGTGAAAAGATGTCTAAATCTTTAGGCAACTTCTTTACGATTCGTGACGTGATGGAGAAATTCCACCCTGAAGTGATCCGCTATTTTATTGTATCTTCACACTATCGTAGTCCTGTGAACTTCTCTGATGTGGCACTGAAAGAAGCAAAAACTTCTTTAACTCGTTTCTATCACTCATTTAAAGCTTACCAACAAGTTTACGGTCAAACGACAACTGAAACGCTTGATCAAAGCTTTATTGAACGCTTTAACAATGCAATGTGTGATGACTTCAACACAGCCGAGGCAATGGCGGTATTGTTTGAACTGAACAAAGAGTTAAACCGTGCTGTAAAAGAAGAGCAAGCTGACCAAGCAACTGTGCTTTATTCGACATTACGTCACCTCACCAACATTTTAGGTTTAGTACAACACAATGTAGATGATTTCTTAAAATCAGATATTGGACAAGAAGCACTTACTTTGTCTGATGCTGAAATTGAAGATTTTATTCAACAACGTGTTGATGCGAAAAAAGCAAAAGACTTTGCTAAAGCAGACGGTATTCGTCAATCTTTACTCGACCAAGGTGTAGTACTTGAAGACACTCGTCAAGGTACAGTTTGGCGCCGTGCTGATTAAATGTTCAATTAAATCACAAGAGTGTTGACACTTTAGTGAAACACTCTATAATGTGCTCACATTGCGGGAATAGCTCAGTTGGTAGAGCATAACCTTGCCAAGGTTGGGGTCGCGAGTTCGAGTCTCGTTTCCCGCTCCAAAATTTGTTGTTAAAAATCAATAAGCTGAAAGGTTCCAGTAACCTTTTGGCTTGTTTTTTATTGTCGATAGGTCAGCTATGGATATTCAAAATATCCATATTTCACATTAAAAAACGCTTTATATTTCCGTGCCGCCGCCAAAAAAGTGGGTGTCATTTGTACATCTTCAATTTTTGTCGGCAGTGCGCCACCATGAAATTTGGAGTGTTAAAAATGCAGAAACCGACCCGTCGCGGCAACGCTTGGCGTATTGAAGTTCGTTTTAAGGGCAAGCGCTACGCTGCCACTCGTGACACAGCAAGTGAGTGTGAACAGTGGGCAGCAACCAAACTATTAGAATTACAGTCTGAACAACCAACATCAGAACCTGAAAAAATCCATATTTCTTTTCAAGCCCTTTTTGATAAGTATTATCAAGATGAAGGTCGCAAAATGAAAAGCGCCCGTTTAATTGTGCAAATGCTTAAATGCTTAAAGAAAAATTGGGGCGAACTTGCAGATGAATCTATACACAACCTAACTCCTGCCCTAGTCAAGCAATGGCGTGATAAAAGATTGAAACAGGTTAAGGGCGCAACTGTCATTAGAGAAATGGCGATGTACAGTTCAGTTTTTGACTTTGCGCGAAAAGAATTATTTTTAACCAAAGAAAATCCATTTAAGGAAATTACAAAACCTTCAGCACCACCGCCAAGACACCAACGTATTAGCGATGACCACATTAATAAAGTAATTAAAGGCTTGGATTATGAATGGGGTAAAACTCCAACTCAGCCGAGACACCGTGTAGCGTGGTCGTTTTTGTTCGCACTTGAAACCGCAATGCGTAAAGGTGAAATACTTAGCGTGCAAAAGTCACTAATCTTTACCGACTTTATCCGATTATTAGACACCAAAAATGGCTCGTCCCGTGACGTACCTCTAACAGCTAAAGCAAAAGAAATGCTTTCTTGGTTGCCAGATGATCCAAACGATAGTCGTATGGTGCCCTTAACATCAAACGCATTTAGACTTATTTGGCAGCGCAATTTGAGCCGTGTTGGTTTAGATGGTGTGATTACTTTCCATGATTCAAGACATGAAGCAATCACACGCTTTGTTCATGACTATCGTTTGCCTGTTGAGATTCTTGCTAAAATTACGGGGCACAAAACTATTAGTGTACTGGTAAATACTTACTACAATCCGACCGCATCCGAAATTGCAAAAATGCTAAACGCTGCATAATAAGAAGCCCCTACTTAGGGGCTTTATTTTAAATATCTTGTTTCTTGGTAAATTGCCACCAAGTTTTTTTATAATAGACCTCATCACGCAAGAAATTAATTTTTAATTCATTGCCGTTAAGGTCATAAATCTTTGTGACCTCTCCGTTTTTATCTAGATCTGCTAATAGATCTGCAACACGAGAATCCGCATGGTTGTAAATCTTAATTAATTCGCTAGTCACATCACTGTCTCAAAAAATACAAGTTATCCTATATTCTAATATTATTTTTAAGTGGGCATAGCATGATAGATCAAAAAGAAGAAATGGCGCCTTTATTTGCCTTAGCATATATGAGTCTTATTGATGAAGACCGATTAAATAGATGGGTCAAGGCTTCTTTTGCACTAGGAAAAGTAGAGCCTTTTTTTATCTCCACATTCCAAAGCTTAGGGAGGTTGGACTCACGCTTAGTGTTTTTAGATAAAATTATTATAAAAAACCTTATGAAAGGTGATAAGGGTGATTTAGATTTTAATGCATATACTAATGAACATTTGTCGCAAGCAACTCTTTGGTTATTTGGAGCCTATGAAATAGTTAGGGTTCTAAATGATAGAGATTTTAAAAAAAAGCCAGAAATGGCTATTTATGAGAAATATCAGCCTGAAATTAATTCTTTAAAATTAAAGCTTGCACGAATAAGAATGCCTTTAGCAAAGTTTGCACCAGCAGATAAACATAAGGGAGATGCACATGTACCCACGCCAAGTTTTAATACAACTCATGGGGTAGCTTGGCAAATTACTGAAACTGAGTGGATTATAAGAAAAGAACTTTCAGATGAAATGCTTGAGTTGCTAGAAAAGATCTTTAAAGAGACTAGAACTGAATAGGTTTTTTTGTAATAAATTGCCAGTCAAAAAATCTTTTTGGTTTTATCATGATTAATATTTTTCAATAACTTGTATTAAAATTGATGAGTTGGCCAAATACTGCAGAATGATTGGCCAACTTCTGCTGGTTGGTACAAAATGTCAATTAACAACACACTGTACGCAAATGCTGACTCTAATATTATTTTTGATCGTATGGGCTGTGCAGCCCGATAATAGAATGCACAGCAAGGTAATTACGGAAGCTATCCTTGAGCGTTTGCAATGAAAGACTTTCATATAACAATCCGATTTGCGATCCAGCCATAGAAAAACTGTTCCTGCTTTGGATTACGCTCACAGATTTCAATGTAGCGTTGACCTTGCATAATATTAAGTACTCGCACAAGCACTTTCTCGCCGTCTTTCCCACGTTTGGCCAGATAAGTTTTTAGAGCTCTAAGAGTTTCAGATCCATAAACCCCATCAACCTTTAAATCTGCATACCCAGCTTTACCTTGATTGTTAAGCAAGTTCAAAGCACGCTGTAAAAGTGGTTTAGCAAAGTTGATACCGCAGTTCACTCCAGTATCTAGAAGTTCTTCAGCTACTGCAGAGCTAAGAGTATTAACCTGATCAAAACGTGGCTCTATCCAGTACTGTTTCCGATAAATTGCTTTGGCCATATCAAGAGGCAAATCTTTCATATTGCCCTTATAGCCGTTTTCACGTGCTACAGATTGAGTAATACCGTATTTGGTTGCGCCACCCCGATCTGCGGGATTATTTACATACCCGCCTTCACGCTTAATGAGTTCGTCAAGATATTGTTCAATGTTCATTTAACTTTTCCTTAGGTAATAAAAAACCGCCCGAAGGCGGCATTAACTGTTTGAAATATCGTTTTTGGCTTTCTTAACTTCTTTAAGTACCTCAATAATGGTCTTACCTTCCTGTTTGTTAATGAAGTTAAAGATCCAGCGGACTAAAGCCCAACCGGGTAAACCACAAACAAAGAAGAATCCACCAAGTGCAATCATCCCCCATATATCAGTAACCCATTCATGAAGCCCCCACTTCACGATAATGAATGAACCGCCAGCAAGGCTTGATACAACCGTACAGATCAAACCTACAGCCCACTCTTGTGGTGAACGTGGCATACGTGTCATTAATACAACTGCTGCAACCAAGCCGACCGCTAAAGCCACCACAATTGCAACCCCATAAAATTTTAATAGTGCTGTAAAACCGCTTGTAGAAACTGGTTCCATGCCTTTTACTCCAGAATTAGGCAAAAAAAAGCACCCGTTTGGGTGCTATGAATTAATTAAGTTTAAGCTTCAGAAGTACTTTGAGTAATCTGATTTGTATAGTTCCAGACTGTGTTTTCCCATACATCACGTACAGCTACACGAATGTAATATGGGGTTGTTGGTTGTAACCCTCCAAAAGTAGTTGTTAAATCTGTGCCAGTCCACGTAGGCGACATTTGTGTAGGATCGAAATTAGAAGTCGTGCTAAGCCATACCGCATAATCTTTCAGGTCTGGTACTTCACTCGGTACCCAATTCACTGTAATTGAATCAACCGTAGCTGCTGTGTACACATTGAGAAGTACTGGCGGTACCGGATTGCTAATACTTAATTCAGCATAGGTGCTGATTTGGTCGCCGTTCTTACTGGCTACACGGATTGTATAAGCTCGGCCTATTCCATCAGTTTTAGCCTCTTCAATCGAATAGCTGTAATCCGTATTTGTTGTATCAACTTGACGAATCATTGCCCCATTCGACCAGACTTGCACCCGATAACCATCTGCACCGGTTGAGCTTTGCCACTGAACTTTGAACGTGGTACCTACAAACGGAGATTGCAGCGATAGACCTTTCACACCAGCAGGACGCCCACCCGACAAGGTATAGCTATATGCGGTTACTTCATCTAATGTTTGTTCTTTGCGCTCCAATCCATTAAAGCTAGTGAACTTTAAGAAGATCTGTTTACCCACTAAATTTTCATTGTATGGATATTCAAAAATTGCCCGATCAAGACGTACAAAAGGCTCACCAGCGTTATGAATCTGGGCATCATCAAAACGTCCGCGCAGAACATCACTCAATGTATAAAGACCAGATCCGTTTAAAGTGGCCACCTGATAATTAAAATACTCATCACCGACTTTACAAAGTGTTTGATCGGCTTGTGCATCGTCTAATGTACCGCTAAAGATACGACTTGCTGTATTTAACTCGATTTGTAAGGCGGTATCATCCGCATCAATGGCCGTTACCAGTTGCCCGTATCGTGCAGATCCGTAAATCGTGCCAATCATTTCATAAGTCGTATTATCCAGACTAGCCCAAACATTACAGCCGCCCCAATTGATGCCACCAGACACAGCTACCCATACTTGATTCTTGCCATCTGTAAGATCTAGCGGAGGTTCAAAGATAGCTGGCGCATTCACATTACCTGGTTCTTCGTTACCACCTTGATAACCGTTAGATGCTTGTGAATCGTATTCAATGGCAGATCTTGAACCTACGGCCAACTCTTCAGCCGTGATAGTTAATTCACCGAACTCATCTTCCTCAATACGTGTGATACGTACAGGAAATTGATTTAGGCCCAATGCCTCATCTGTAATGGTGACAATATCCATCGGCTCAAGCCGGCAGTACTTCCAACCCAGAGTAAACTCATATTCATTACGCACATAAAGCAATCGTTGTAAGCGAAGCTGTGCAGCATGTCTTGCTATTTTTGGCTCACAAAAGTAATGGCTTTCGACGGGATCTTCAGTACGTAGGCCAAACATCTCAATGTTTGCTTGGTCCTTGGCCTCAGTCGTTTCTGTGTTGTACTGGTTGTAGCGATTGATGTATTCAATCTGCACATGATTATAAGCATCTGTATCACGGCTACGGCGCACTCGCACAGGCTCATCATCACTTATGAAATCATCATCAGTTAAGTGGTAAACCGGTGTGAGATCCGGTGTAAAAGTAACGCTGTTACCAGTAATTGCCGAGTCACCAAAGGATCTAATTTTTAATCCGTCTGGGCTTGGTACCACTGCACAATTTACTGCTTCAACAATCTCATTGATTGTTTCATATGCTGGGCGTTGTTCGGTAAATGCCGGGCTAATTAAGAGGTTGGCTGCTCGACAATAAGTACGAAACTCTTCTAAATCTGCCATATTTAGATTAGGTGCAGCGCCATGTCGTGGATGTGTAATAAAGTCTTCAATCACATCGGCAGGATTAGCATCATCAATAGAATCTGACAGAGTAATTGTACTAATCACTTCAAAGTTATGATTTGAAAGGCTGGCACTATTTCCCATCTCATAATTCGCACATGCAACATATCCCAAATATGGATAGTTAATTGCCTGATCAGGATGCTTTGTAACTAACCACCCCCAAGGCGGGTTATTATTACCATCAAATAATTCAAACTTTAACTGGTCGATTGGATCTAATGTAATAGATCCTTCCTGCTTTGTTATGTACTGATCTTTATCTACCCAGATCAGCCCAATATTCTTAATTTGGTTCTCACACAACCCAAGCATGAGCGAAGCACTGTAACTAAATGTCGTGTTACTGGTTTTAGTACTTCCCCCTTTACCACCAGATTTAGTTACCGTGGTGTGAGGTGTTGCTAAAAAGTCACCGTACCAAAACATGTTGGCCGCTACACGGGTTTTGCCATAGACCAAAGGCTGACAAAGCCCATAAGCTGATTGTTGAATCCGCATAGAGTTAATACGGGTATCAGTAGTACTAATCGTGGTACCGCCAAATAATCCACCCATTATTTTTTCAGCCTCTTCATACGAAAAAACCCGGCAATTCGCCGGGCTAAACTTCCTTTTGTTCCATCTTGGATAATGACTCCCTGATGGATATAACTGTGAATGACCTGCGGCCATTCAATGACAATGGCACCATGACTGATGCATTTGCCGAAATGATATAAAACGATGTCACCTGCTTGCGGTGGTCCTTCCACTGGATCACATACCCCCAAAATAAGCTCTAAATAACGCTGTCCCATCTGGTGCATGTGCCAATCCGGAGGATATGGCCGTGGGTCAAGATGATCCATGAGACCTACTTTCTCGTAGACCTCACAAATCAAAGTCCCGCAGTCTACTCCAACACCCTTTACACGACCTTGATGGTGATAAGGAGTGCCAAGCCATGTAAGCGCCTCCTGAACCGCTTCAATATTTTTTTTCACGTTATCAAATTCCTAATATCAAAAAACCCGCCGAAGCAGGTATTAATGAAATTTAACTTATTGTGAGAAGTACTCAATTATGAAGGTGTCTGCAAAGATATTTGCTGCAAAGAGCACGTCACTAAATGAAGTCGAAATATTGATATGAGAGTATGCATCCCACAACTTATATTGATTACCTCTGACATTACAAAGATATTCATTAAAAGCATTCAATAAACGACTAGCAGCCTCTAGCTTAGAAGTATCATAGTCTTGCATGAGAATATGAAAGATGAAAGCTACAGTACTCGGCCCATTTCTTCGTGTTTCAGCAATACAAAAATCAATCTCACTGATACCCCCATAACTATGAATCGAATCAAGTACAAAACTTGATAAGTCAAAAGTAGGTTGTCGATTTGCAATGCTGCAGCCTATCAAGTAGTTATTTGCAGCATAAACTTGATAATGCAGGTATCTAGCTGTGATGATATTTTGCAATTCATTATCAGTAATGATGTTTTGCGTTGTCGCGAAGTTACTTCTTGAAGAATATTTGCCGTCCAACATGGTCAATGCTGCCGCATATTTCCCCGTTGTGTCCAAGCCCATTTGAACTGCCATAGCCCAAAGCCTAAAGCCCGCTGCGTAGAAGTTTGAGTTAACAGGTGTAGTGACTTCAATTAACCCAGAATAAGCTTGACTAGACAATCTTGAGACTACAGCTTTTAAAGCATCAATTTTAACTTGATCGTCATGTCTAAGCGCCAGTTGGTACAAGCCCCACACAACTGGCGATACATTTCTAGATACAAACTGCAGCGATTTATATTCAGAATCTGGACCGATGAAAATCTGGTCAACACTGCCATAATAGGTTGTTGCCCAATCAGAAAATTCTGTGTAAAGCTTGTCGAAACTAGACACACCTTTGTGCAAATGCTTAACGACTTTTGCAGCAAGGGCATTAATAATGCCTCCTCCCTTGTCATCAATTGTTGCTTGATATTGATACCAATCTGCAAGTCCGCTAATCACATCCCCCAACTGAGACATGATTTCGCTTTTACGAACTGGAGAATAAGACGGATTTGAAGATGCAAAGCCCATTAAAGTATTTAAGACAATATCAGACAACACTGTTGCATCAGTCTGAACTTCATTTAAATTGATCTCAAATGCGTGTGTCCAAGCCCAACCTTTCACATCCGGCAACTTTGCAATCGTGAAGTTTGCGGTTTTCCAGCCAATGTCATATCTAATAAATGAACTGCCAGTCAAGTTGTTACAGTGTGGGTTCTTGGCACCAATATAATTAGCTTCCAGTGGGTCACGCATGACATCAGCACTAGCAAAAACAGCACTGAAACTATGCTTCAAATCTGGACAAATAACATTGTATCCAGCGCGTTGAGTTTTTGACGCTGAAGTAGTTAATTGAACACGCGATACAACACCGTAAACAGTGTTTGTTGGCAACTCTAGTGCACACTGGACATGCTTTTTGACAGTAATCAAACCGTTCTTATAAATACGCATTCGCGTAGTATATTTTAAAAACTTTTGATTAATCTCAGGGTATGTCTGCGAAACCGCATTATAAGAAATTGATTCAATTTCAGTGAAAAGAAGCCCCTCAGACACAACTCGAAAACTCGCATCAGCATATCCAGCTGAGAAATATTGCTCAGCACCGTTGTTGTTACGAATAAGTAAGTTTTGCTCAACTCCCGAATATGTAATAGCAGATGTTGTAATCGAATTTATTAAATATCCAGTCGATTTAGATAAATTCAGTACATCACCACGTTCAGTAGTAATATTCACACCATCGCTCGTATTCGTATAACTTAAACGAGAAATAGAGTACTCACGTACTTTGCACTTAAAGACTTGTACTGTGTACTTTTTGCTAGACTTTGCAGCGATACTATCAACAATAACAAGCCGTCCACAGAACAATGAGCCGTCTGCATGATAGCCATAGTTTTTGTTTCTGCGCTGGTTAAAATCTACATCTGCAATCCATTGGCATTCATATTCAGCACCGCTTTCATCAAGCACCCGAATGTATTTATCTGAAAATACTTCACCCGGATTAAACTTCATCTTGATAAACACAGGGCGACTTGTTACTGCAACGTTTAAGTTGTTCTTCACAAATGTTTCGTAGCGAGTATAAGACTTATCCGAAACAGATTGAGATTTTGCATTAACTTCAGCATTAAAGTTACATAAAGCATTTGTTGTAATTGAAACATCGCCAGTCAATAAAACTGCGGGGATTTGCCTTGTATAATTCTGCGTAGTTTTTAAGTCAAAAACATAGTTGTTATATGTTTTTGAGAAATACTCTAAAATTGAACGAGCCTCAATTACATACCCTGCAGCTAAAATGTCAGCATGTGGTATTGCAAAAGTTACGGTGTTTGTCGAGACATTGAAATTCACTGCTCGTTCTGAAACAGCAAGGATGTCAACATTGGTTGCTGGGTAAAAAATGCGCTGTCTGTCGTATATCAAACGGGCAGCAGATTGTTGAAGTTGTGCTGTACTAAAAAATGGAGGCATTTTTAATAGCACAGTGTTATAAGCCACATTATTGTTGATAACAATATTAGCAACATTGTTAATTACTAAAGTTGATTGAATATATGGCGAGACCAATAAGTTATTAGTAATTTGCTCTTCTTCAATCATATCTATAGTGTGAGAATCAAAACGATCATTCACAACAAAGTTCAAGTATCTTTTTTCAAAGCCCGGTGTTAATTTCTTTATTAACAAAGATGCCTGATCTGTTAAGAAACTTAAATTAAGTTTTTCACCAGCCTTGTTGAATTGATACTGATTAACAAGAGAATTAGCACTACTTTCAAAGACTTTAAGCAATCTAGCATCTACTGTAGTCGAAAAGTTAGAAGCTGCTTGATAATCTTTTTGTGTTATCGATTTAGTGCCTCGACTGTCATAGATAATGTCATCTAATAAGCGACCATATTTACCATCAGCATAGCCTTTTGCCTGATCTAAATCACTTAAATTCGTTTCAGACCAATAGTTCCCATTTTGCGAGCCTACAGGTTTATTCCAATACCAGACCTTACCAGTATCCAAGGCTTTTGCATAAAGTTGATTTTCAGATGGTCTTGTAGCTGTCAACAAGGCTGAAGTTGCATATGTAGGACTTTGAGCTTCAATTGGTTTAATGAAATCTACAATTGCACCTAGATTTGTTTTAAATTGCGCCTCTGTAACCGTAGGCCCAATTAAGGCGTCTTTATCAGGAATTGCCATAATATATTTCCCAAATAAAAAGCCCTGCGATTTGCAGGGCTTTGATTGAATATAAAATTGTTAAATTGATGTTTCTGGAACTGGTACAAAGGGAGCACCACGGAACCGAGCACGGTTATTAAATCGGTTAGTACAAGTATCAAGTCTCTTATCACAACCCGGATAAACACGGATTGCTTCACCAATTTCAGGCATTTCTAAAAGTGGTAAAGTTAGGAGTAAAGAACCTGCTTCATGCAACCGTACAGTACGTTTTATACCGATGTTTACGCCCTCTAAAAACTCTACAACACCTTGGGTAAACCAACCTTGTGGCTGGCTTAAATCGCAAAGAATACGGTTAAGCGTACTATTAGTATCAATTGTCGTATTAACTGCAAAATCGGCACTAAGCAAACCGCATGCGCTATCAAACAGAGTATTTAAGCAACCTGGTGTATATAGATTCCGTGGCATTTGAAGTTTTAAATTATCAACGTCAGAAACCACACTTGCATTAATTTCATAGCGGTCAAGCTCAGGCTCAACTATACGCCCTTCAAATAAAACCAAAGTACCGGCACTGGTATCAGTTGGTGTGTGCATATCCATAAATACACGTTCTAATTTGAATCGGGCGCCGTCTAATATGCCGTTGTGAAAAGCCTGAGCTACAGGCACATCACCGAATTTCGTGCTTTCATTTGTCTCAATTGTGATAGATAAATTATCGACTTCAATACCTAAAGAAAGACTAGTTCCATCTCGGCTTATGATAGGGCCATCAGAACGAAATTCTTTGCCATCAACAACCAAACTATAATCATAACTTGTATAACGATACTCAATACCCTGTATGGTCGTAATGGTGTAGAGATCAGCCATGATGAACTGATCAGCATCTAACAATGCAATAAGTTGAGGTGATGCTTGTCTCATATCTTAGTTCCTAATGATCCGATTAACTCGACCTTTCCAGCCTTCCAAAGCTTGTGCATGAAGTTGACATACTGCTGTGTGTCATCTTTAAAACGACAACGGTAGTAAAAAGTCCCCATTACAGTTACCTCTACACCTTCCTCGATTGGCTGTGAAAGTACATATTTACCATCACTCGTTATTTGAGCAGATGCGTTATTCCACATAAGCTTTTCTTGGTTTGTATTCCACATTGTTTTAACCGGTGTTTGATTCCACATGTTGGGATCAACTTCACCAATAATCTGCTCTTGTGTATTACCTAGAGGTAATTGGCTGGTATACATGTCTTTGTAAAGCTGGAATGTAGTTGCGGCCCCATCTCCAACAAACGTGCAATTAAATTCATTATCCTCAGGCATCTTATAAAGAAATGAATCAAATGCCCCACGGCGTTCTAAATAAAACCCTTGTAGTTGCTGCAATTCCTTTCTCCCCTTATTTTCACGCAGAAAAGCGTAAGACAACGAGATTTCATATTTAGGTGCGGCCTGAAAGCTCGCACGAAGCTCTCTGCCGTTAATCGATGTCATGATCTTGGTATTGAACATGGGAGTAATTGAGGTATCCCATTCAAGACCTGCTAACTCTGGAAACAATACGTTAGACACTTATAACCCCTTATTTACCAAAACCACGGCGATAACCTTTTAAGCCACCTGCTACTTCACGTCCGTGCTTTTTCATGAAGCGTTTAATATCTCTTGAATCCCAAGCCTGAATATTAAGCACAGCACTTTCACCGCCTTGGCCAGTGATATCAGAATCATCTGACATACCTGAGTTGAATGTAGATTTTCCTAGCTCGCGGATAGTGTTCGCATGTTGGGCAGGTAGTACCATTTCATCTTCATGAAGTTGAGTAATAGGATTCACGCCCGATGGAATATCGTAACCGCCTCGAGCAGATTTAATTTTTCCTGCAAGACCAGCAACCAAACCGAACGCAGCAGCTCCAGCGCCTACGGCAAGAACTGGACCGATATAAGGAATGGAAACCATGGCTTTGAACGCTCCGGCCATTGCCTCCCATGCGCTCATCATGATGCCTTTGATAGCCTCAGCAGCTTTTAAACCTAAACGAGCTAAGCCGCCTGAAGCAGTAACACCGGTACGAGCAGCTTCACCCGCAATAGTTGCTCCAGTTTGTGCAGCTTGGCCAGACGCTTCCGCAGCCGTTTCAGCAGTGATGAACCCATATTTTTTTGCAAGCTTCATTGTCTGGATACGTAACCAGCCTTGCAGCTCTTTGGTAGCAGATTGCAGAACAAATGCACCCAAGTCAGTTAAAACCGCCCTAGTCGCATTATTCCAAGTCAAAGTACCATTCATTAGGGATTGAATACCCTGATCCCATAGGCTGGCTAAACGAGAAGTAAACCCGCCGAACTTGGCTTCATAATCAGCCATTTCAGCTTCGCTAATCATCCCGTTTAGCTTTGTATCAGATACTTGTTTGCCGGTATCTAGACCTGAAATATTCTCAAGTATTTGCCCTTGACTCCCCTGCTTACCAGAAATCCCTGAAAGTTCATTTTCAAGATCCAGACGGTCTAAAAGACCTTGGCGTTTTATCGCCGTAAGAGTGTCTTCTAAAAACTTTTCTCTCTGAACTTTTTGAACATGGGAAATCTTATTTGCATCAAAATCTGCTTGAACTTGTGCCATTTCAATTTGATATGTACGCTCAGCAACACGCTGAAAATGATCAATTTCAGCTTCTCTAATTGCTTTGGTTTTTTCAAATAATTCCATTTTAAGAGCAAGTATTTTATCGCTGGCTTCTTTCTCAGCTTGAACAATTGCATTGATTTGTTCATCACCTGTAAGTGTTGATTTTTCAATCTCAGCAATTGCATTTTTCAGATCAATTGCAACTTTCTCTTGCTCACTGGCATACTTATATTTCAGTGCTAGCCTTTGTTTTTCAGCTTCCTCAACTTTTTGAGTTTGAATCGACTCAAGTTTGGTAAAGGAGGATGTTACAGAAATGACTTTACTTGGATCATCGCCCAAAACAGAGTTAAGCTTATTATAATAACTATCTCTCTTTTGGTGATGTGGTTGAGCATTGATTTTATTACCATCATAATCCCAACCAATCGTATTTTTTCCAACAATCTTACTAAGTTCACTGTAACCAACATTCTTAGAAAGGGCATTTTTAGACTTTGTATAAGACTTATCGTTAAATATTTCGTTAACTAGAAATCTTGCCTGAGCATCTAAAGCGTCCTGTGTTTGCTTAATATTCCCACTGGAATCCATCAAGCCTTGAGAGCTCAAATACTTCTCTAGATTTACAGCACGACTTTTTTGCCAAGAAATCATACCCGTATTTTTTTGACCATTATTCTTATCGGTGTGAGAACCATACAAACCACTGTTTTTGAAATCATTCTCACGACCTACTTCTGCAGTTAAATATCTGGCTTGTTTATCAGTTAAAACCCCTGTATTCATAAATGCTTGATAGACCTTAAGCATATTTCGGGTAGTCTGATCTGTATTCGCAGTTATGGCAGACTGCTTTTCTAACTCCTTGGTTTGCTCTTTAAGAGCCTCTGCTGCCTTCTTTTCAGTTTCAGTTCTGGCGTCTTCCTGCTGTTTGAGTTTGTAGGCTTGATTTATTGAATCGCCCAATCCCTGCGGAGTTTGTGCATTAAATGCCGTTCCAGATTTCTCCTTTGCATCCGCATAAAACTCGGCTTTCTCACGCGTATATCCTTGTTTCATTAAATCTTGAATATACTTTTCTTTCTCTTTAGCTAACTCAACGCCTTTAACATATTCCACTTGCTTAGCAGATAGATTGGCGTACGCTTCGGTTACTTTATCAACTGATTTCGCATGATCTTTATTATCCGTTGAGCCTTGTTTAATAGTATTGCTATAGACTTTTAGTACTCGATCAGCCTCAACAACTTTCTTTGCTTCTTCCTTAAGCGAAAAGACCTTATCATCAATACTTGCCTTAGCATTAGCATTGACTGTTTTTAACTGATTGATACCTCCAGCTAATTGCTCAGCAACAATTCTACCTTTTCGGTATTCCTCAAAAAGATAACTAGCTGCTGCTCGATCCTCATCAGATACGTCAGAATTTCGAGTAATAGCATCAACTAAGCCAAGCAATTCATTTCGCTGGTTACGATAGGCTATACTCGTTTTTTGCAACTCATCTGTAGCTTTACGTGTCAAAACGCGCTGTTGTGAAGCTTCAAGTTTTTCATATTCGTCTCGAAGTTCAGTTACAGACTTTTTCTGAGTATCCAAAGACGGCGCTAAATCATCACTACTATTTTTCATATAGAGAAATGCTGCACCAGCAGCAACGCCTTGAACGGCCAGCATAGCTAAACCAGCTGGACCACCTAATAACGCTGATGCACTACGCAAAACCCCCATTGCAGTAGCTGTGCGTATTGCTTGACCTTGCAACGCAGATAGCTGTACCTGATAGGCCACACCCTGAGCAACACCAATTAAAAACTCCTTTGTTAAAATTGCTAATTGAACTGCTAAACGTGTTGCAATAACTGCGGCCAAGACAACTAAAACAGTTTTAATAGTGTCGAAATTTTTAGAAATGGAAGTGATTACAGGGGTAATATTATTAACCAAAATTGCCTGTAGGCCTTGAAACTGTAATTGCAACTTAAATACATTTTCTTTTGCGGTTTTTAAGTTGGCAATCATCTCTGTAGACATAATTGCACCAGCTGCCTTAGCTTCATCCCCCCATTTTTTAAACCCAGCACCACCATTTTGTAGCATTGGAATTAATGCGCTTCCGTCATCTACAAGCTGCTCCATATAGGTGACAATTTCAGCATGAGATAAGTTTGCTTTTTCTAAGCCGTTATAATATGCCTGTAAAACATCTGGCCCACTAAGATCCTTAAATTGATCAATGGTGACGCCAACTTTTGGACCAATCTTTTCAAAAAAATCCATCATCTCGCCTTCACCACGGCGAGCTTCACCAAGTTTATCTAAAGCATCTTTGCCCATAGAGCCAAACTGGTCCATAGATAGGCCGGCCATTTCAGCGCCTTTAGAATAGTACTGAAACTTTTCAGCTGAAGTGCCGACCAATTTTGCTAATTTATCTACTTCATTGCCAGTATCAATAGTTTGTTTAGCAAAAGCTACGAGGCCACCGATTGCTAAACTTTGAGCAAGTGTTGAGGCAATGTTCATACCTAAAGTTTTGATTCTACTGTTGATAGAAGTTGAAACTCGATCAAAGCTTTCTTCCATGCTGGATAAATCAACACTAAAATCAATATTGCGACCAATATTTTCAATATTATTAGCTGAACGCTCTACAATTGCTTCACCTTCATGCATTCCACGCTGAAGCTCAGCAGTGTTTGCGCCTACCTGTACTTCAACACGATTTTCATTACTTGCCATATTGACCTCGCGGGCATAAAAAAACCGCCTTTCGGCGGTCTTTAATAAACTTAAAATTACGGATTTTTACTAAACCTTGTGGTTTCTGAATAACTCACTGCATCAAGAAATGCTTTAACGTAATAGGCTCCAATTTTAATAACCTTTTGCTTTTTTTCACCTATAAGTTTGATATTTAGGCCATTCCCCATTGATGCATCCTCTAAATATTTCTTTGAAAGTTGAATGCAATTATTTTCAGTAACTAATACATCATTAAACATTGAACCAACATTCCGACTTCCATTGATAACTGGTAATTCTTTTTGGTTAATATCATATGCTGTTTTAAAGAAAGCCCAATTCTTACTATCATAGGTAGTCATTAAACAATATAGCTCACTACCATCATTAGCTTTTGTGAAAGTTAGATAACCCATCATTAACTCATTATCAATATTTTTACCTTCATTTATAGTTAATATTGGGGATTTATAAGTTCTAGTGCCTTTGTAATTATCAGTTGTAAAAGTAACACGCTTATATGTTGAGTCGTAATCTACCGGTTCTTTAAGTGCCTCCAAAGTAGCACACCCTACGAGGCTAATTCCTAACAAAGCAGCAATTACTAAATTTTTCATGAAAACACCAATTATTATTAAGTAGCTTTAATTTAACAAACCGATTACTTTTTGTCACATTGAAAAAATACAAGGGCGACCTAAGTCACCCCTGTGGGAAAGCTTTTAATGTTTCTAAAATATCTGGCAAATCTTCCTCTGGTATATCATCCTCTGGCTCATCTTTATCTACACCAAAGAAACAAGCCAGCATCAAGTAAATTCGATGAAGATTAACCTCTTCGGGAGGAAACTTTTTGTTATAAGCATTCATTGCTCTTAAACGTGGTAAGTCCATTTCATTACGTACGTAATCATAGTCCTTACCAGTTTTAAGCACTAAATGAGTGTAAAGCTCCTCCCAGTCTATTCCCCCGAATCGGTTGCCTCTTTGTCGCCTTTATGGTCAAGACCAGAAACATTTACCACAAGATCCAAAATTTCTTGCATATTGCCGATATCAATCAATTCATCGGCAATAAATTCACGGGTAATGTCAGGATAATTTCGCTTTAAACAAATGTGGGCCATATCAATAATGACTGCTACCGGCACTGAAGCCGAGCTTAATTGATCCTGAAAACGCTCAATAGCCCCCAAAGGAGCCGGTGCAAAAATCCATTTCTGGCCAGCAATCTTTTTTTCGTTTCCGCGCGGGTTATCAACTTGCTTAAATTGCATTTACTTTTACTCCGAAATTGACCAATTAAACACACGACCTAAATCATCAGCAAACGCCTGAAACTCAAATTCTGGCGTATCGTAATCGTCTTGCTTACCAGCAAGAGACATTTTTGTACTGACACATTTGAAGAGGTGCAGCGTTAAGATTTTCCCGTGATATTCCTTATGAAGATCTAACGAGAATGACGGTGCCTCACCCATTGGCAAATTCATAACTGTTGAAGACTTTGCACCGGCTATTGTTGTGGAGTATCGATAATTAATAAACACTGGCAAATTGGCATCAGCTGTAGCAAATGTATATGCACCTGTAGACTCATCAACTGAGTATTGCCCTGCTGCTGGTGTAGACTCAACACGAATCAAAGGAACGGCCTTTGCATTAGTTACCCCTAGATCCGCCACAAAAACCCCAGCATTTGGCGGGGTTGGTGTAACGGTTCCACCTACAGGCACTGGCGTAGCAGTCAGTGAGCGTGCCACTGCTGTAGCTGAACCGGTAGACATGGCTTGACCAAATAAAATGCTATTAACCAGAAGACCGTTTAAACGAGCAACTTTTGCTTTACCTGTAATCTTGCCTTTGCCTCGTGCAATGTCTACAGGAAACTGTCCTTGACCATAAAGCTCTTTTACATCAAAGCTAAAATCCACCGAGTTATCTTGTAAAATTCCAAGCTCGAAAGATGTGGGTTTGGCAATCTGTGCGCCGTATGCATCAGATAATGGTGTAGCAAATAGATTACCCACACCAAATGAATACTGAGCCATATGTAATACTCCATAAAAAAAACCTGCTAAAAAGCAGGTCTTTGGTGAAAATTTAATTAATTAACTAAAATGCTGATCGGTATGACGGCGACGGCTTGATCACCTAACGTACCCTCATCTGTTTCAATGGTTCCATCAATCCAGCAATGAGTAACCAAACTATTTAAAGTCTGGCATTTTTCAATTTCTGGAAATTCCGGTTGTAAAGCTGCTTCAATAGCATCGACTAATGGATTAAGCACACTAGATGGAACTTGCTCACCGGTTGTACGTGCGTACAAATAAATATCAGCATATAGCGTCCATTTAGGCTTTACACCGGTAGCAGGGTTACCTTGAACTACGTTTTGCTGCCCTTGAGCTAAACATAAATATGGCTGTTCAATGTCGGGTACATCATTCCAGTGTCTTAAACGCCGTTCTGCAGTAACAAAACCATCAATATTTTTTAATAGATCAAAAAGAGCTATAAAAATTGCTTCACGATTAATACTCATGCTATGCCCCGCCGTATTGATACTTCCAGATCCTGTTTAATCTCCTTTCTCATCTCTTCTAAGGCAGACCTTAAAAAAGAATTCTCGGGCAAATTAACCTTGCGTGTGTGAGCCTTAATGTTGACCTGCTTAGGGTTTATAGATTTACCAAAAGCCATTTTGATCATTCTTAAATGGGCCTTTACAGTTACGTCACCTTTGAATCCATACTCATGCGGAGGAGCATATTCAACATTGGTACCCACAATACCGGCAACACCATTACTTAATTCGATAAGCTTTTGAGTTATCGAACGTCCTAAGCGACCAGTACGTTTATTAAGGACTTGACCGTTCAGCTTTTCCCGCTTTACCTTGATCAATAACTTTAATGTAGATCTGGCAATTGATTGCCGGACCTCCGCATCAATTCGATCAACAGTAGCGCTTAAATTGGCGTCACCATCTACATGATAATTAATCATCATATTGGAACGACTCGCTTATATTGCTGTAGTGTTGCTCTTGCCGATGGAGTTAATTCACCTATGAAAAATGAAATAGTTTCATTCGCCAAGGTTTTAGACTGTATGCCGATTCTGTCTTTTTCCTTAAAGCGTAGTGCTACAAGGTCAATTACAGCTTGTTCAATATCACTCGGGACCTCATCAAAACCGGCTTCATATTCAATCTGAATATTTCGCCGGCCATGAGCAAAGCAATCCCCTTGCAAAATTAACCACCAGTCAGCCCAGCGATAACCGTAGTCGTGAAAATTGGACGATTCTGGTATTACCCTACCATTAACAAGAACTTTGTTAATAAGACGTATATCTGGCTCTTTTAGAACAAGTTCAGATTTTCCGTTTCCATCTCGATATTCAGTTACTGAATGTCTTAGGACTTCCCGCTCTAGCCAATTTTCAATAAAGGCACTTGCAGCATCGATCATGCGTGAAAGTAAGGCATCTGCTTCAGCTTGAGACGATTTGAGCCCTAAGAACTCCTTAACTTTTTCTAATGTTGTAAGTGCCATATTGATTACGCCTTTTTACCTTTAGCTTTGTCGGCATCTGCTCCAGCTGAAGCAGATGCATTTACAGCTGCTGCGGCCTCAGCCTCCGCTTTAGCTTTGTCGGCTGCTTCCGCTTCTGCCTGCGCTTTTGCCTTGGCCTCTTCCTCGGCTTTAGCCTTAGCCAGCTTTTCATTTTCTGCCGCTTCTTTGGCTGCGGCCTCAGCTGCTTCAGCGGCTTTAGCTGCGGCTTCACGAAGAGCTACCAAATCATCCGGCTTACCAACCGTAAAACCCAAAGGCTCTACAAATGGCCAGATATTCTCATCTGTCTCAACAAAACCGTCTTTAACTTCAAGCTCTACACCTGCGACACTAACCGATGTCACACCCTCAGGGGCTTTAAATAATCCCATTTGCTTTACTCCAAGAAAATGCCCAGCGGATTAGGCTGGGCAATAAATTTAAGATTGAACTGGTTTTGCAATATTGGTGATGATACCCATCGAGAAAGGTGCGTAATGTTGAAGCACCCCATCTGCATACACACCATATTCATAACGGCGTGTACGTAATGGCCATTCAATTTGATGATAATCACGGCGCATTTTCATCTGTACGATGTTACCGACGTTCGCCAATGGATAAGGCAAGCGCGAGGTAAACATAAAGATGGTACCAGCCGCTAAGTTAGGGTGAATACGCAAAGGAACGCGCTGGCCAGTAATCTTATTTTGGTAGCTACCAATAACAACACCAGCTTGAAGTGATGCAGGATTACTCGCATCTACATTCAAGTGTAGTAATGGAGCGCCACCATTTTTGATGATTAAAGATGTAATGGTGAGTAACTCTTGCGTACTAACGTAAATCACATCAGGGCTTAAGCGATATTTGCGGTAGAAATACTCAAAAGCTTCTTCAAACTCAACAATACCACCAGCACCATCACTAGTTAATGTGGTACCTACACCAGCTGTACCCGTTGGCATTACTTTTACATAAGCATTGTTGTTAGGTTTAAACGCTTGAATTAACAAACCGTCAAAATCAATTGTACTTGTAGAGTTATCTTCATCCACTAACGTACTTGCTAACTGTGCGTTTGGATCTGCCGCCTGCTTTAGAATCACACTATTAACAGTTGAAACCGCTACTAGGCGCTCAGATCCTGCCGCCCCGATATACCAAGCATAACCAACTGCCCCAATAACTGGTGTTACTGTAGCTGTAATAGAGCTGGTTGTACCTGTAGTGGCTACAGTGGCCGCCGTTGATTTACGGGCTGAACCACCGCCAAACTCTTCAGTAGTACCATCTGCATTTGTACGGGTAATTTTGCTTGGTACTTTTGAGCTTGCATCGAATTGCTGACCAATCCCTCCGTTATTCACCCCAACCACATCTAAATAAGCTTGTGGGCCAAGGGCAACACAGATTACAGACCATGTTTGAGCGGCCAACGTACCACCAGTACCAACTGCCATAAGCGTAGGTGTTGGTGTAGTACCCATAGCCAAAGAAGTATTACCACCAATGATTAGTCGCTCTTCTTCAATCATTGTGGCTTCAAGGGTTTGCTGTACCGCCAAAGCTTTGACATCTTCAAAGTTTTTAGCAGCATAATCAGCTTCCCAAGTAACGCTATTTTCTAAGCCCCAACCACGAAATGAAGCAAAGTAATCTTCTGTTTTATGTTGGATAACCCCACCACGGCGCCCTTCAGAAACCCCTGCGCGTTGGTTATTTACGTTAATTGCAGTAATTACACGCCAGTTCGCTTGTGTTGCAAAACCATTCGTCACACGGGAAATACTGTTACGTAAAGGAGTTAATACAGGATAAAACTTTTTAGAAGGGGCTTCTAAGTCATACGCCTGTAAGCCTGTCGTTGGGCCATCGGGTTGTGTAAATGACTTGTTTAAGTCATTACTATCTTGCATTGCTTTACCCTGAGCGGTTTTGATTGCGTCTAGAGCGTCATTTAAATCTGGCATGTGTTATCTCCCGCCAAAGAAAAGCCCGCAAAAGCGGGCATAAAATTTAATTTAGGATTAATTGATTAAATACGTTGTGCTTGCGCGCTTTTAATCATTGTTGCGATTTCATTGACCTCGCCGTTACCATCTAACACCGGCTCAACCTGATCTTTTTTAATAACGGTTGTATCTTCCGCTTTACTAAGGTTCATCAACGCAGCTTTTGGTGTTTCAGGTTGTTTCTCCAGTTCAGTGACACGCTTTTGCAACGTATCGCGCTCTTGTTCGACTTTAGCCAGATTTGCTTTAGTTAAAGTTAAATCATCAGTGACCTTTTTAAGTTCACCTGCGTCCGTTCCTTTCTCGATTTGAGCTTGCGCCGCATCATCTGGAGCACTCGCATCTTCTGGGCTATAGACTTTGATGTTAGAAAGCTTCTCGGCACATTTTTCAATGGTCTGACGAATATCATCCAACTCTGCTTTTGTTGGATTCGATACGATGACTTCGGCCTTTCGTAGATTTTCACACCCTTCGGCCTTACAAATTTCATTAGCGCGTGTAACCATTGTGGCCACTTCTTCTTGAGCCATAGTGCTAAAGATTTCAGCGCCTGATTCAATCCATGCACGGAGTTGCTCAGGGATTGGGCTGTCATCTCCACGCCAGCGAGATTCGTCTTTAACGGAGTAAATGAGCCACATGATGTCTTGTAGTACATTGGCCATCTCCTTTACATCGCCCATGCTCTTAGTTAGCGGATCAATTGCGTTTTCTTCGCCAGCAGATAAACCATCCGCTTTATAACAGGTAATCACGGCGCTTGGGTTTGCTGGGCGGTCTACCAGTGAGATTTCTACCAACTGAATGCCCGTAACAATTGATTTGTTAAGATCATCCCGTTTAGTAACACTTCCACCAATACTGAAACCCTTGTAGACACCAGTTTTAACTTTTTTGATTGCTTCACTATCAACAATGTGAGCTTTTAAAGTAGTGATATTGTTGTCATCTACATTAATTTCTAACGCCGTACCAGCTGCAAGGGGTTGATGCATTTCACGGACTGCACCGAACTTCATATAATCAGGAATAGCTGAGCGCATGGCATCAGCTTTCACAATTTCCTTATCACTGTCCTCATCTTCAGTAGATGCCACACCTTCAACAATGATTGTTCCATCGTCCTGATCTTCCACTTTGGAAATCTGGCCATACATTTTTTTTAAAGTCATAAAAACCTCGGGCAATAAAAAACCACCGGTTAAGGTGGTTCAGTTAAAGTTAAAAATCATATCACTACTGGCAATGTGTCACATCGGCAATGAGGGTGAAGTGGTGCGTCTTTGAAGTAGCTGCCAGCCACAAAAGATTCATTGATAGGAATAATTTTTCCATCCAATTCCTGACATGCGTCACAACAATCTGGTGCGGCCATCCATTCTTTTGACTCAACCCCAGCAGCTTTATAGGCAATCATGTTGCCCTGTACGTCTGCTATGGCTGTTTCAGTTCTTGCAATCATTTCCGCACGATCTTCACTAAATGCATGACTATTGCCAATTTCATCGGCTAATTTGTCATTACTCCAGCCTTCCTCTAATGCTTGTGTGATTGTAGCTCTTAGCATTTCCCGAGTTGATTCAGTGATGCTAAATAAAGGGCTTGGATTTTCGACCAAAACGCCGTTACGCCAAATCATGCCGACTAGCTCAGCTGCTCGATCTTCGGCAAACTTAATTGCCTGCTCATTTGCCAGATTAAGCGCCTTTTTCTCAAGCTCTGCGTTGATTTGAGTTAAAGCAACCTCTACCCCATCAACTGCCAATTGACTTGTTAAATCGCTAATCCATGCAGCTATACCAGACCAAGCACCAAAACTAAGCCCATCAAGAATATTACTGACATTATCCTTAATACTTTTCCCAAGTTGATCCTTTGCTGTCACAACCTGTATGGCTACATCCTTGGCTTGTTCCTGAAAGAACTGGTGAATCTGCTGCTTTAGTTGTTCCCGTACTTGCTCCACTTTTTCCCGTTCCCGATCGATTGGAGCTACATACTTTTTTGACTTTGCAAACTTCTCCTTTGCCTCATCAGTAGGCTTGATTTCATCCACTTGCTGCGGCTGCGGCAATAACGGCGCTAGGTTCAATGAAGACCTTAATGCAGGATCCATAGGCTGCATGTTAAATCGCTCAGCCCTCACCTCATCAGGGTGCAGCACTTTTGCATCAACATAGATTTTATCGATTTCCGCTTGCTCTTTTGGTTTAGCAGATTCTTCAGTATCCCATTTGAACTCTACATCTAAATAGCCAAATACTTGCTGAATTATCCGATCCATCAAGGATTTCACCCAAAGCATTAACGGCGCCAATCCTTCGGCTAAAGCTGCTTCCTGTGCTGTTTGGGCCGTCGCTCGGTTCATCTCCTTTACAAACGCCTGAGGGCTAATTGAAAAGGCAAAACAGACAATACGAGCTATCCACTCGTCATACTCGTCTTTCATTGCCTTATCTTTTGTATCAAATGGCGTAACGCCCTGAGGCACAAAGCGCGTCTTACGGCGCTCATGGATATTCCCAGAAAGCAGCGAGTTCCAGTAATCCTCAAAGCGCTTAATCTGTTCAGGCGTCCATTCAGCAGGAACCTGAAAAATTAAGTCAGGTGTACTACCATCTGTATAAAACCCCAATTGATGAGCCTGACGTCGTAGAGCAATGTTAATTGTCGTGACAATTTGCTCAACTGGTGAGAAACCATATACCTTGTGTGTACGTGGATTACGTGGCAAATAAATCAACTCATCACGGGTGTAATTTACTGCTGGTAAGCCCTTTAAGATTTGTTGATATGCTGCCTCAGGCGGCAATGGTGTACGGCCATAAATGTCCAATACTCGTTTAATAGTTGCGCCGTCAATTGGTTCAACTGCATACACTTCACCGCCCCGTGTTCTGCGTGTATAAACTACTGGAGCATCTATAACCAATAGATCCTCAAGCAACATACGCAACCACGCATCCCAAGAGTGCTCCTTATCAGGAAATGCAAAGAAGTTTGTTAATTCCTCACAACGAGCATCATGTACAAGCGCTTCATCTGCATCAGTATTGGGTTTATCTTTAAGACGAATAACCCAAGGAAGCTTGGCCATCTGATCCTTACGTGTCTCAATAATGATTCGTAAAAGATCATAGTTATCTGCAAACGCCCTTAAATGGTCATAAGTTAAAGCCTCACCCTGCCGTGGTCTGGAGTTGACGTTGAAAGATGTTGCGTAATCGAATTGCCGTCCTGAGGTTTGTTCTTTTGGTGCCACTGGCTCCAAAGGTTGGGAAGGTCCAAACCAAGCGTTACCAATATTTGAAACACCATGAGCAAACATTTGCACCACATCAGCAGCAAGTGACGTTATTTTTCCATTAGATCTAGCCATGATTGCGCTGTATCCTGTTTAGATTGTGATTCTTCTGCAAGTCTTGCCTGTTCCTCCAGATGTTCTAATAAGCCCAAATTACCCTCGTTAAGCTCATTGAATGCATCGGAGCACCCGTCTATCTGGTCATCATGAGTGCCGTTTGGGAAATTCCTTAATTCTTCGATTAAGTCATCGTTCCAAGCCCCACGTAACATACGAACATTTCCGATATTTACTTGAGCCGCAAAAGGCTGCGCTCTAATCGCCTTATCACCAGAAACCGTTTTTGCTACAACTGAATAACCAGATAGTTTTTTGACAAAACTTTTTGCTTGTGACTTGCCTGCTTGACCGGGGTCTTGCGGCAATCTGATTTTGATATTCACCCCATCGCGTGATGCAGTGTTTTTAATTGTTGTTTCAACCTCATCAGGTCCATATTGACCGCGGACCATATCGGCGATGTACCAATAACCATCTCCACCATCAAACATTTTAGGACCCGCTGTATAATCTCCACCGTCAGCAGTAGCGCCTAGATCCCATGCACGACAACCTTGTTTAGTTGTTGCCGGCAATGCATCAACGACACCAATCATATGCGGCTTAAAGAAACCACCAGCAGGTGGTGCCGGCAATTGTCGATATTGGCCAGCAAAGACATACGGCGCGGCCTGCTCCATTATCTTAAGTCGCTCTATTGAGTGCTTAGCTGGCCATAATGCTGAACCATCAGGCTGAATAGCAGATAAACAAAGGTGTTCCCATACATCACCGTTACCACCCGCAACCGGTACGCCGTCTTTTCTCTTACCCAATAACCATCCGGCCAAATCATCCTCATGCAGACGTTGCATAATGACAATAATCGGGGTATCTGGTGAGTTTGTACGAGACTCAAGGGTATTTTGAAACCATTCAATAACGCCTTCGCGGATTGTTTTAGATGATGCCTCATGTGCTTTGTGTGGGTCATCAATAATGATGCCCCCGCCAAAGCCTTCTCGCATCTTCCCCGCACCAAAGCCGGTAATGGTACCGCCAGTACCAGTGGCATAGCAGACACCATTTTTAGATGTACGCCAAAAGTCTTTGGCCTTACTGTCCTCGCGTAATGCTAAATCTGGAAAAACCTTTTTATATGCTTCCTCTTGTACAAGGCCCCTAATTTGGAATGCATTATTAGCAGCAAGCATTGCCGAATAACTGATGTGAATAAACTCAGAATCAGGCTTTTTACCGAAACACCAAGCCATAAAATTAATTACAGCAATTTCTGTTTTAGAGTAGCGAGGTGGAACATTAATAATTAGCCGCTTAGTCTCCCCGTTATAGACTTTCATTAAAGCCTTACAGATTTCTAAATGGTGCCAGTTTTGCAACCATTTATACCCACGGCGCTCTTTAAACATGTACCTAGTAAAAAAATATAAGTCTTCTTGCGCCTCGATTTGGATTGCTTCATCCCGAGCCGCATTAGTACTCATCTAGTACTTCCCTCCTTGCCTTAAGAAACTCTTCTTTTGTAATCGCTGACTGGACTGTTTCAACTGGCCCGCCGTCCTTACCGGTAATTTCTTGACGATTGGTAAATTGCCCGCCAATGTCCTGAGCTGCCTGTTTGAGAATATTCATACCCGTTTTTAGATTTCGTGTTCTTTCCAAAAACTTTTGGTATTGCCTCAAGCGGTAGTACTTATTTGCAATCGGAATGTTCACCAAGCCAGCATCGAAATCTTTTCTAGTTTTCTCGAAAAGCTCCTTGAATTTTGGGCTTAAATTGCGGCCTTGATATTTAGTTGGGTCATATGCTTGGCACTGGCTTCGGGTAATAACTACATCAAATTCTTGTTTGACGCTCTCCACTACATCCTGAGGGGTATCACGGCAAGCAAGAGACTGAACAATAAAGATTTTCACAGGCTCTTTTAGTGCTGCCATAAATTCAACTCCGTACAACTACGTACAACAAACAAGGCAAAAAAAAGAGCCCTAAGGCTCAGTTAATTACACAGTTACCGCAGCATTTTGAAATATCCCGCTCTGATACAAACGGCGGGTTTTTCGCAACTTCAACAAGACGCTTGACGCTTTCACTTGCGCCCCAGCGTTTCACAACGCCTATGAATTCTTCTACATCGTGACCAGCTAAGAAATGCTTAGGCAGTCCAGTCATATCACTATAGATAATCTCACCATCAGCATCACGCTCTACACCGATGTGATATAGCTCATGCTCAATCAAAGCGCAAAACTCACGATCTGAAGTTTGTTCGCAAAAACTGGCATCGATGGTAATCAAGTAAACAGGTACAAATCCAAACCAGTCTCGCATCTGTTGCTCTTGTCTTGCTTTACGCCATCCACCAACGTTAAACATCACTTTTTCACACTGACCTAGCACCATTTGTTTTTTAACAGTACAAGCTTGTGATGCCCAAGCAAATGCTAGAAATTCTTCATTGTCGTGTAGAAGCTCAGCGATATGGTCATGGTCTGGATTATGTAAAGGACCACCAAGCGTAAGAAAATTAGCAACTACCCATTGTTTTAAATCAGGTGCCGGTATTAAACGGAGTGCTTCCTCTTCTTCTGCCTGATCCATAAAATCAGTTGGAGGAAATGGTCTGATCTGATCCATTAAATATTTGCCTCTTTAAATTCTTTAGCCACTCACTAGCGAAATGAGCTTGGATCTGTAATGGACCAGATTCATTAATCTTAAATCTTGGTGCTGCCTCTAACCGAACAACGGTATATCCCATTGATTCAGCAACATCGTAACGGTCCATACTCCACGCTTTTGTAGCCAGCTTGCCCTTTCGTCCACCAGACCAAGGTCCACCAGCAATTTCAACTAAAATACGATGTTCAATTAAATGAAAATCAAAACGCCAATGCTTTGTTGATTTAAACTGGAATTTCTTTTCGTATTTAATTTCAAGATTGTCTAAAGCTTCAGTAAATTCTTCCTCTGCCTCTAAGTACTTTTGAGTAGCTTTAGGTAGCGGTCTGGATTTAGGCTTGGTTTTAGGTTCTTTTTTCCGAGTTAGCCAAAAATACTCTTTATCGTCCATACCAATAGCCTCTTATAAGAAGCCTTCTGGTTTATTGTTGAGTCGTGCAATTAATTTATTTTGCTTTGCTATGGCTAAAAAAAATCGCTCATCTAAGTGAGCGATCTCTTCTTCTGTTAGGCCTTTGGTTGTGCAACTGCCTGTGTGATTTAGCTCTATTTGGAGCTGTCTAATCTCATGCGTAATTTTTTGAAATTCAGTCATACATACTCCAAAAAGAAAAAGCCCCGCCAATAACTAGTATTTGGCAGGGCTTCATGCGCCGTAATCCGTCCGGCTAAAAGAGAGGTGTGCTTATAAAACACCTCTCTCGAGATTAATAAAACTTATTTGCGTGTATTCCACTGGCGAATAGCATAATTAACAACTGATCTTTCTTCATAAACAGTGTCGTAATGAAAACTTTCATCCCAAGCGATCATCGCCCAAGCACTAGGGCCTTTTGATCCACAATCATGACACCATGTGAAAGCATCCCATGCTATAGAGCCGTCTTCATCTGGTTTTCCATAATGTGAAGAATCTGTACAAATTGAATCAGATCCACAAAATGGGCAATTTAAAGGTTTTTCATCTGGCCGTAATTCTGGTTTTTCTTGGTCAGCATGCCAGGTATTTCCCATTTCCAGTGCTCCAGATACGCAAAAAGCCCACTAAAATTAGTGAGCTTTTATTAAGTTTTTCAGGCGATCCATGTATAAAGCGCCCATTTTAGAAATACTTATACTCAACCGTTCTGTTTAAGTCAAGCTAATGATATTTCTTCTGGTTCAAAATGAAACGATCTAGCCAGGCTAGTTCTAATGGTGTTTTCCCAATTTTCGATACATGCTTCAGCAATTAATTCATATGGTTCATATCGCTCAGAATAACCAGACTTAGACACTTTTAATTTTGCGATCGTAATTTTTTCATGCAATGTATATGGGCGTTTCCCCGTACCACTGCATTTATCACAAAACTTAGATCCGCTTGGATATCCCTTTTCATTAAATAACTCCAATTTGCCTAATCCCTGGCAATGGCCACACATTGCCTTTGTAAATAATCGCCCACGCAAAACAACCTCAGCAATACCTTTGGCCACATTTGATAAATCGCCCTGACAATTATTTGGCTTAAAGTTCTTTTTGATCATTTCACGATGGATCTTACCCGCTAGTACGTTTCTAACGCGGAAAAAATCAGCTGAGTTAATCTCCCCTTTTTTTATTTCAACTTTACCCGGTATTTCACCAATACGCTTTTTTGATTCCTTACCATTAATTATCCTGGTCTCATAAATTTTCTTTGTTTCTGTGATTTCTGCAATGCGCTCAAAATCAATACGTTCAAGCAGTAATTCTGCCCATTTTTTTGCACCTGCAGGCAATAAGGCAATTTCTCCCAAAACAACATGCTTAGTAATTTTCCCTTTACCTTCGCTTTGAGCAATAGCAAGGCGAAGTAACTCAATAAAATCAAACTTTTCAACTAGCATAATCGCCTTCCTACTTACCCTTTACCTTTAATAAAAAACAACTTGTTAAAACCTTTTTCACATCAAAATTTTGCATATCGCCCGAATACAAGCATTGCTGCATCCCGTGCATGTTCATTAGTTCTCTTTGCCCACCCTGTTAGTTTTGAAAAATACTTAGCATCAGTTTTGGTTTTGTTAGCTGCAGGGTGAATCATCTTGTATTTCAAGCCTTGTTCTTTGCACCAATCCTCCCAAATCTGAGCATCCCTCTTCACGGATCCGATCCCTTCACGAACTCCGGCACCACTGCGATCTTGTCGCGCATCTGCATTACCAAACCATGTACGCAAACGGGCATCCTCAATAAACAACATTAGATTTTCTTTGCCATGACCCTCTACCAGCTCTAAAACTTTGCTCATAGCCTGAGTAATTGTTAGAGATTCAACATCTTGTAGTTGGCCACCATTACCCTGGTCAAATGCCACTGCAAAGCCGGTATTTACTCCAGTATCAATTCCAATTAAAACTTTGCTCATTACACTTAACCCTTAAGTAACTGGTCCAATTGATTGGCAATGCCGTTATAAACACGTGATTTATCCAGATCTCCAAAAAGGCTGGAAGAATGAGCATCTTGTTTATACTTCTGAGCCAGTTTTTCAATTGACTCCCTTAGTTCAACCAGAGTGCTTTGCTTTTTACCGCTGAGTGGTTCAATTGAGCGTGATACGTGGTCAGCCATTTCTTTTTCCATATGATCGAAGTAACTTTGACGTGCTAAATCCCTCGACTTGATTAGCTCTGGTGAAATAAGCTTTTCCATTTCACGGCGTTGCGCTTCAATCCATCTACTGTCCATTTTTTGCGCCCTCCGCATTAAACTTCTTCGCTTGGTCAAGTGCCTTTTCTAATTGAAGTAGCTCGTTGTAATCAGTATTAGATAGCCCACTCCGGTTATATCGGCCTCGTAATTTTTCGTAGCGAGCCTTTGCTGCGTCTATATCAAAAGTTTCTAATGGTTTATTCATGACTGGCTCCTTTATAATTCTCAAAGAAGAACGTCACAGGTTTTGTCTTAATTTCAATCAAACCAAAACGAAGTAAATGGCGGGCATGTGTGCTATCGCGTAGTAACTGCACATCACGGTAATGTGTAAGCATTTTTCGCCACCCTTCCAGCGGCATAGACGATTTGTTTGTATTGCAAGGAACACATGCAGGGTTCATGTTTTCTAAAGTGTCGTTTTGCGGTCTAGTCATTTCACCCGTAATTAACTTACCGCCACCAACATGAATTAAATCTCGTCTCACTGCTTCGATATGGTCTGCATGCCATTTATCGCCAAGCAACTCACCACAGTAAGCGCAATGTCCACCAAACTTTTGTTTTAGCTCAGCACGTTGCTGTTTAGTTAACTTCATCGGCTATGCTCCACTTTCATACCGTCAAACTCTTGATCAATTACGGCCATACCGCGCACTACAGCTGCTTGTGAAGGAAGCTTCTTAAAATCAATAGTGTTTACTTCATGGCAGTGTTTGCACATAAACTTATTTTTCTTTTCAAGCTTTGCCTGTATTTCACGGACCTCTGCCAGCATTCTGTTATTGCGCTGAGTAACTTGATTAAGATCTTTTAAATATTTTGCTATCCATAAAACAGGGTTTAATTTCGTGTTGCAGTCAGTGCATAAAACTTCACTGTCTTCTTCAGAAATTTGGATATGGCCATGATCACATTCACTAATTTCACGCTTGCGTGTGAATTGAATAACCTGCTTGTCTTTATCAACCTGAATAGTTTGCACATCATGAAAATGACTCATTTTTCACCATCCTTAAGCACTGGCTCTACATATTCAGGACGTTTCTCAAGTGAGTCTTTCCAATCACCTCTGAAGGGGTTTTGGCGTTTCGTTAAGTTAAAAAACGCTGAAAGATGAGATTGGTTTCGCCATGCATTACCAACAATATGAGGCTCAACCAACCAACCACATGCCATCCCATCCTCATCTGTTGCCATAAAGTTGACATGTGCAGGAATTACAGACCAATCATATTTTTGTTCCAAACAATGTTTGATAGCGTCTTCAAGTAAGCGAAATTGTTTTTCTGCTACCCCGTCTAATAGAACAACCCAATCAAGATATTGGTTCATACGGATACTGCGATTACCAATTTTCAACCAGTCGCCATCAACAACAACTTCAGCCTTAATCATCATTTCACCTCATCATGTTCTTTACGCGCCAACCACCACAAAACCACCGCACCGCTAATAGCTGCTGTAAAAAATGAAATTAATAAGCCCCACGCTAAAATCTCGAATTTATTCAAGCCGCCTCTCCTTTACCTTTTTGTTGAAATCCAACCTGAATGAGGTATGGCATCAATTTTTGTTGTTGCTCTGGATCTGCAAGTTTCACTGCGACACGTGCAGCAAGTTGTTCATAGCTCTCGTTACCTTCAGCGTATTTGCTTGCAAACTCAGGATGTACAGAAAGTTTTTGAGCAAATGAGTAAATCTGTTTTGAACTAAGAGTATTTGATTCTCCCTGCGGGACTCGGACCTGCGTTCCAGAATTTGGTTTTTTAGATTGTTCACGTGCTTGGTATTTTCCACATGCGTTGATTAACCAATCTGCAAAGTGGTAATTCATGAGTTCATCGCAAAGATTCTTCTCGGCGTTGTAGAGTTCAAATGCTCGTAACTCTCGATCGAACCAAGTCGCGTTTTTGATCTGCTCGTAAGTTTCCTGATCAGTTGCCAAAAGAATTTCTTCACGAAGTTTTTTCAAACTCAACCATGTTTTTTTATTTTTAGATTCTTCTGATAGATTCTTTGAAAGATTCCGTGTCCCAACGTTGGGACTGTTTAACGGAATTGTTGGGACTCTTTCATGGAATTGTTGGAACTGTTCCGTTGTTGGAACTGTTCCATTGTTGGTATTGTTTAAATCATCATTTTCAGTGTCAAAGTGTACCTTTGTTGGTACTGTTTCCCGACCTTTAACTCCGATCAAAAGATAGACTTTTACCTGCTTAGTTTTACCTTCGCGCTTACCAGTATCGATAATAAATCCGTCTTCAATTAACTCATCAATGATTTTTAAAACGGTCTTACGGTCCATTTCCGTGTCATCAACTAAACGAGCAATACTTGGATAGCATTCATGTGTTTCACCAGCTCGATCGGCTAGTGAAAGAAGGACTAATTTTTTGAGTGGTTTTAATGCTCCACCCACCTTTTGTTTTTGACGGGTTTTCCAAGCCCAAACTGTTGCATCTAGACTCATTTATCCCCCTCTTCATTCAACTGAATGAATGTGCTACCCAAATAGCGGATCCGTTTAGCTCGATATAAACTTGAGATGATCGGGCCAGCATGAATAAGATAAATCCCATGTTTTCCATGCTCGTCAACCAAAGCCTGCATGAATTCATCACGTGTTACAGCAGCATTTTTTTCGTCACGGTTTTGGCGGACTAAATTTTCCTTCCGTTTTTTCAACAAACCAGACAAAGTTCTTAATGCTGGTTCATGCCAGGATTGAATATGCTTTTGTTGTTGTTCAAAGGTACTCATGACACCTCCGCTAATGCTTGCTCAGCGCTTGTTAGTCGGCGTTTAGCGTTAAGTTCTGCAACTGTTGCGTGGCGAATCTGGCTTTTATGGATTGGTCCACAAGCACCAGAGGAGATAACCTTTACTCGGAACAAATCATTCGTGTACTTGTAGTTAATGATTTCAAGCAGGTAATCTTTGGAGCCTTGCGGTGTAAGCACAACCACATCGCCTACTAAAAAATCTTGCGAGTTGAGTTCATTCAATTGATTTGGTAAATTAGTTTGCATATTCATGGGTTCCTAAATTTGTGAATTAAAAGCCTGATCTAGTCCATCAGGCTTTTCTTTGTCTTGAGATTCATATAGATGCTCTCCGCACTATTGAGATTTATTAAATCTCTATAAGTCCAAATATTTTCCCCTTAACCTTCGCATCAAGTTCTAACTGTTCAAGATGTGGTATGACTAAGTTTTCATATACGTATTCACTAGCACCCTGCCCAGATCGTTGGTGCTCAGCTAATTTCATCAACAAGTTTTTGTGCTTACTCGCACAATGCATCGTTATAGACGTATCTTTTTTTGGTCTTCGAGTCATGTTGGCTCCTAAACTGATATGTGTTCATGAGGTTGGTTATGCTATAGATGACTCCGGCTTAGCATTCTCAAGCAGCCATTCAGCCGTAAACTTCCCATCACTATTAATTGCAAGTATCTGGGCATATTTGGTTTCGCCCGTATATTCAGTTCTTGGCAAGACTCCACGTTTTTCCATCTTGCTCATGGCCATGTACGTGCGGTTTAGTAACGCTGCTGCTTTAGAACGACCACCAACAGCATCAAAAGCATATTTAATGGGATTCAAGGTTAAATCTCCCTTTTAATTAATTTCAACAAAATTAAATCATAGGTTTAATTTTAATACAATCCATGATTGCTTCTATTTTTTTAAATTTCCAATAGAATTTTAAACCAAAGGTTTATTTATTAATGATTATGGAATCTATAGCTGAACGTATCCAAGCAGCGCTTGATTATGCAAATCTAAAATGGTCAGCTGCATCTCTCAAATTAGGACTATCAGCTCAAGCTGCATCTAACTGGAAAAAGGGGAAAATTGGTAAGGAAACCCTGAAAGAGCTAGCAGCTTTAACTGGAGTAAGTGCTGGATGGTTACTTGATGGTTCTGGGTCAATGATTGAGTTGGCTGAAAACCCTGAGAGCACTGAGGCATATAGGCCAGTTATGGCATGGGAAGCACCAGATGACCTCGACCCTGATTCCTTTATGATTATTCCACACGTAGATGTTAAGTTTTCCGCTGGCAATGGTCGGCTAGTTGAATTTGAGCCAACGCCTAAGATGACTGGATGTGCACAACGCTTAGAGTGGTTTCACAAGAAAAGAGTGTCGCCTAAGAATCTTGTAGAGGTTGATTTAGATGGCGACAGCATGGAACCAAGGATACCAAGTGGTAGCGTTGTTATCATTGATAAATCTATCAATAGGTTGGAGCAAGTTCAAAATAGAAAGGTGTACGCCATTAGATATGGTGATGAGCTGAAAATTAAGAGATTGTCTCGTAGATATGATGGGGCCTTGATCATTGATAGTGATAATCCTAGCTATGAAAGAGAAATCGTTGAACCGCAAGATTTAGAACATATTGGCATCATTGGTAAATATGTCTCTCATTCTTATGATGGTGAAATTTAGGCTGAGTAATTGATTAATTTTAAAGGAAAGAGAACGCAATGATCGCAACATTTAATAAATCCAAAACGGCGCTAACAATTAATCGTCAAGAGTTTAAATTGGCACTAGGTAAAATTGATGCAGGAATTGAGAAACAAATAGCCTCGCTTAAAAAAGCTAAGCAAAGCTATAACGCTGCGGAAATGGCACGAGAAGTCATCAGTGAAGCAAATATCTTTGAGGCTATTATTGAGGGTTTTAACGAAGCAGAAGGCACCAATCTAAAGTTAGCAGATATAACCAATCTTGAAGTGGCGCAAGGTTGGATAGATGAATTTTTAGAAAAATATAGCGATTAAAGGTATCGGATTCAATAAGCATAAAATTTAAAACTGTGAACCCGACACATTTCTCTGAAACTTACTAGGCGAAAAATTCAGTGGATAATATTATTCAATTTCCGAAAACAGATAATAGCAAGCAAGAGATTCAAAATATTTTACGAGAAAACCTTTTAGAACAAGGTGCTACCACTGAAGATGTAAATTTTATTCTGGAAAGAATGACCTCTTTTCTTGATATCATTTGTGAACAAGATTTCAGTCAAACCGTACCAACCAAATTCACTAAAGAAGAATTAGATAATTTACTGGTCAGTCTTCAAGAAAGCATTTTTGAGTTTACCAATAAATTGCTCCTTGAAAGAATTAATGCTGAAAGCTTTTATTTGAAAGGTGATTGATGAGTGCTTTTTATGAGCACCTCTCCACATCAAACGACTTTGAACTTTAGGTAGAATCTTTAAGTCATCCACACACTCAATAGTAATTGATTGAAATGAGCGTCCTACCAGTGACGACCTAGCATTAATTTCAACACGCTTACCGTATTTGTCTATCCCATACATCCCAATAAACTCCATTGAACCCACCACCACGGTGGGTTTTCTTTTGTCTATTAAATCTAAAATTTAAAATAAATTCAATCTTTGGTTTAAATACCTATTGCATCAAAATTAAATCTAAGGTTTAATAAATTTCATCAAGACAACAAAAAAAGCACACCGCCCCTCCCCAGGTCCGATGTGCTTTTGCAAAACTGCGAGATCAATTATGAACGTAAAAGTTAACTCATTCAACTCATTTGCATTTGTCAGCATGGCTGCTCTTGCAATCTCTGGTGGTTCTTTAGTTGCTTGCCAGCTACAACCAGCTTTCCAAACAAAAGACGCACCTACTCTTTTTACCCCTAAGACTCAACCAAGTACTTACGGTGTCTTAACTGCCAAAATCACAGGTAAACATTCTGGTGTTGCAGTCATCAAATTAGATAGCTTCCGTTTAAATGTGAGCTTTGATTTTGAAGCTCATACAGACAGCTACGGCGTTCCGGGTTCTGAATTCACCGCTGTTGATATTACCCAACTCACAGTAAATGAAATTACTGATGTTAATGGTAAGTCATATAACGATTTCACCGAATTTGAAGACATCCGAAACATCAATGGCCTTCTAAAAGGCTTCATCGAACGTAACAAGTTGGTGGAGGCTGAACATGTCTAATTTCAAAAAACACCCTGACGGCTACATGTCATTTTTAGGCCGTGATGATAAGGGCCTCTACTCTGTCCGCATTGGCTGGCAAGTGTACGCATCTAATGCTAATGGCTCAGTTCTTTACAAAGTTAAAGACGGAGTTAAGACGCCTTTAAATGTGTTCAGGTTCCAAACTTATTATCCAAAAGTTTGGAATGAACTCACCCAAGAAATCGATTTTCAGCGCAGAAAGCAGCTCGCTATAAAACTGCGTGAAACAAATATCCCTGCTTATGACCGCAAAGCATATAAGCAAAAACGCGGCTTTACAGGCTCAAGATAAGGATAAGAAAAATGACAACTGAAAACTCAAAAGACAACTTACATATCTGGAATGCAGTTAAGCAAACGCCTACCAATTTTCTTAAAAAAATTGAGTTTGGTTATTTAAAAGGTAAATCAGATATTAACCCTCAATGGCGATTAATGGCTATGACTCAGGCCTTTGGTCCCGTTGGTCATGGCTGGACTTATAGACATGTACGTTTATGGTCTGAAACTGCTCCAGATGGAACCATTATGGCTTTTGCTGAAGTAGCAGTAAAAACCAAGATTGATGGTGTTTGGGGTGAGGAATTTTTCGGCAACGGCGGTTCAGCAATTGTTGAAGTTCAAAAGGGCAAATTAGTAGCGATTGATGAAGGTTATAAAAAGGCCGTTACTGATGCTCTTGGTGTAGCGTTTAAAGCTATTGGTGTGGCAGCTGATGTCTACCTCGGTAATTTTGATGGAAGTAAATATCTATACAACTATGACTATGCCTATCTAGAGCAAAATGCCTCTACCCCAGCAGGTCAAAATACAAATCAAAATAATCAGACAATCGCTCAGGGTGGTAACCAGAAGCCGCCTCGTACTCAGGACCAACTATATCAAGATGCATTAAAAGCAATTAAAGATGCACCAGACACCAACATCTTAAATGCTGCGATTAAGAAGTTTAAAGGTACTACGTATGAGGCGGGTATCAATAGAGCATGCCAAGCACGTGCCGATCAGATGGGTTGGGCGCCTAAAAACAATCCTCAGCAAGTTCAACAACAACAGTCGTTACATCACTAAAAGGAGAGCTATTTATGTCTAATTTACTAACTGCAGCTGAAGCATTTGCAGCTCTTCAAAAAGGCAAAACTGTTCTTTGTCGCCCTATTGGAGACATGTTGGACTTTTCTGACTTAGATCAATTCCCCGCTTCTGTTTTTGGTAAACCGGGTTTTGAATTCTGCATCAAAATCGAAACTATTGAGCTGGCTGGCATTACATTCACAAAGCCATTAACTATTGATGAGTATGAAGAAGGTCAAAATGTTTTTGTAATCAACACATATTTACCTTCCATTTATAACGTTGGATTTAAAACTCCTGCACTCATTGAAGCAATTAATAGTGGTTTTGTTCAGCGTGATGCTGAAAATGCCAAGCTTCAATTAAAAGCTTTTTCAAAAGCACTCGGTATTGAAATCAACAATGATTTAAGTGTTATTCGTCTTGGTGAGGAACCTAAAAAACAGAGAGGCAAAAAATCAAAAGCAGAAAAGCCTATTGAAGTTATTTCTGCAGAAACTCAACCAACAATTGTTATTACCGAACAAACAAATGTCACCACATCTGAGGATCTATTAATTCCAGAAACTAACGAGCCGAAAGTAGATCCTGAATATCAGAAGGCATTAGATGCCCTTCTTCAGCGTGTAAAAGAATCAAAAACACCTGAAGAGGTAAATGCAGTTTATCGATATACCCGTACGTGGAATGACAAACAAATGGAACCTCTCCTACTTGCCACTCACAAGCGACTTGAAGAGCTCGAAAAATCAAAGGTACCAGCAAATGAACCGCCTTCATTAATGGTCCAGATCCAAAACGCACCAGACCTTACAACACTGGATGCTTTGGAAATAGATGTAGCAGCACGTGATCCGCTAATTCAACCAAAGCTAATGGGGTATGTGAGAAAACGCCGCTATGAATTAGAGAATCCTACACCTACTCAACAAGAATCTACCCCTGATTATTTATTAGTGGACGGTTTCTAACATGAAAGATCAGTACAAGAAAGTGAGCCAAAAACACATGCTTGGTTTTATGTACTACTTGCAATTGCTGGGCTACGTAATAGTCCGGCAAGGCATGGACCAAGCAATGTTTCTAACCAAACATTATGCGGTACCAGTCGCTTGGCGCCGCATAACGATCGACTATCACAACCGATTAAATAAACCCGCTCAACAACTTTATAAAGAGTTTGTTGAGTGGACTAAAGAAGAATATTTGAGGGCTTAGGTAATGATTGATCTAAATAAAAAAAGAGAAGCTTTTGAAAGATTTCATGCCAAAGAATGCAATTGCAGTTATGAAGATTTAAAGCGCCAACTTGATCGTCAAGAGGCACTAACAGGACATAGGTATTTACCGACTAGTCCTCGTCATGAAGCTTGGTTGATTTGGGATGCCGCATGGAATGACGCCAGTGCTCAGGTGTTGCCAACTTGGATCAGCGTGGATGATGAATGGCCGCCTACTGACATAATGGTACTTATTTGTTGGGCAGATGCTCCTGATGTCACCCCAGAACAAGACTATATGACTATTGATGAGGATTTAAATAGCGTATGGGCAAACTATCAAAATGATCTACCTTCACATTGGATGCATTTTCATAGTGTGCCAAACGTATCGGGAGCTGAACAATGAGCATAACACTTAGCGGTCATCAACTAAAAAGCCTTCTCGAATTTGTAAATCCAGATGGTGAGAAAGATTTAGATCAACTTGATACTGAACTAACAATTAAATTCTTTGAAGATGGCCACAGTGGAAAAGGCTATTACTTTTGGATGACCGAATATCCAGAAGAAGGTGCAATGAAGTTGGATATTGAATCGGGAGCTGAGGGATGAGTGAATTATATAGCAGTCAAGCTGTCAAAGATGTTCTTAATGAAAGAGAACGTCAGATCCAAACCGTAAAGTGCTTTTACATGGCCAAGGTTTAACACCCGAAGCAGCGGCACAGAATGCAATAAACAATCAATCAGAAAATTAATCACTAAAGAACATTCTTAGCAATGTTCTACAGGTGTAATCGCATTGCTGACCCTCTGTGATTACTCCTGAGAACATTGCTAAAACATAAGGCGTATAAAGATGGGAAAATATATTGTTGTAGTTGAATCAGATAAACCGCCACAAATTTTTATACATGACGATGTACCAAACATCGGTAAAGTATTAGAAATTAAAGCGGAGGAAATACCGAACCGTGTGCCGGCTTCGTGGTTAATGGAACGGTATAATTTATCAAGAAAAACCATTATTGATGAATTAAGAGCTTTTAATCTAGGCGGTGATGGTAAGCACCTTTATAATCCGGCTACTGTCATGCCGATTTTAGATAATCTAAATAAGGCTAAAGCCCAAAGGCAAGCAAGACGGAAAAATTAAAGGCGCTCTATGCGCCTTTATTTATTTCAATCCTTTGAATAACTGCTTACTCATATACTCCGCAGCTGCAAGTCGATACATATCAGTATAACTATTGAATTTAGTATGCTCTTTAACAAAAGCATCAATGGCTTCTTGGGGGATAGCTGCAAAATCTTCTTCTGATTCTACTTTAAACCCCGCCTTCGCAAACAGATCATCAATACTTTCAAAATCAGTTTGAGATTGAATAAACCCCTCATTAAAAATAGCACCTAAAGACACTTGTTGCTGCTGACCATCCAACTTTTCAGCATTTTTAGTAAACTGTTTTAACCCGTTTGTATTTCCCGTAATTTTTATCGACACTATCTTTTTTCCTTTGTTAGTATAATGGAGTCCTATTAATATCTATTTTGCTCATAAAACGATATAAAATAAATAATTTATTACAATAAAATTCCCTGCCACCACTGTGCCACCACTCAATTTTAAGCATTTGATTTATTTAAAATATTATAACCTTGCCAAGGTTGGGGTCGCGAGTTCGAGTCTCGTTTCCCGCTCCAAAATTTAAAGACCACTTAATTCGAAAGAGTTAGGTGGTTTTTTATTGTCTATAGATTAATTTTGACTGGTTAAAATGGATATTAAAAATACTTTATATTCTGCTACAACACCACCCTCTTTAGTGGCTAAATTTCCTATATCAATTTTCAGTATGAGATGAGTCTTATATAATTTATTAATAGATGAAAATATTGGACTAAGACAGAATTCGCTCCAACTATATTAACTCTAAAGATGACAAAATAATTATAGTTTAAATATTATTTAATAATGGATGTTTTCAGAACTCAAACCAAATGTTAAAGTATGTAAATCCTGACTTTCAAATAAGTGATTTAAAACAGGTGATTTGGTTATCGTTGTATGCGACGAGTAATACGAAAGCAACCTTCAAGAAATTGAATACAAAAAGCAACGATAGGTATTTAGAACCCTTAAACCCTAAATGACATGAAAAGATCTTACACTTCATAAAGGAAGTAAATGGGTTGTAAAAGTCTTCGGGTAATCTAGAAACGTTTGAGGACTTAAATGGCTAATAAAAATATATTAAATGAAAAAGAAAGAGAAAATAACGGACTAGATACTCAATTAAGATTCCATTATCAAGCTGATTGGGCAATAGTCTATTTATTAGAAAAATTATTGAAAGAAGAAGAGTTCGTAATTTTTGTTGAGTATCATGAGGATGTTATTTGCTCCAACTCCACTCATCTACACGATGATGTCGAATTTGAGTTTTATCAAATCAAAACTACTGAAGCTAATTTTACAATAGATAATCTCTGCAAGTATGAAGTTGGTGGCAACTCTATAATTGGAAAAATGATTTTAGGCGTTGAAAATAAATTATTTAAAAAAAATGTTAAAAAATTATGTCTTTTAACTATTAGTGATATTAATTTCAAAACGAAAATTAAAATTTTAGGGGATCAATGCCATTTTACTAATTTAGAAGAAAATGAAATTAAAGATATTTTAGATAGGTTAACAAATGAACGGCTTTGTTGCACA